CGAGGACAAGATCAAGGACCCGGGCAACTCGGCCGAGGGCTCCGGCATCCGTGCGATCGTGAACGAGAACGAGCTGTTCGCGACCACGGTGAACGTGAACATCGACGACGCCAACTCGGACTACGAGGAGGTCATCGAGGCCGTCCTGCGGGCGCGTCAGTACTACCTGGGTACCGGCATGCCCGACTTCTACAGCACCTCATCCGTGATCGTTGAGATGCTGCTGACCAAGGACAGCCTCGGCCGTCGCAAGTGGAACAACAAGACCGAGCTGGCGCTGGCGCTGAACGTCAACTCGATCATCGAGGTTCCGCGGCAGGTCTTTGAGCGTGGCGGCGCCGACCTGCTCGGCGTGCTGGTCAACCTCGACGACTACAACGTCGGCAACGACCGGGGTGGCGAGGTCACGCTGTTCGACGACTTCGACATCGACTACAACCAGTTCAAGTACCTGATCGAGACCCGGCTGTCCGGTGCGCTCACCAAGATCAAGTCGGCCATGGTCGTGCGGAAGACTACCAGCACCAATGTGCTCGTCACGCCTCCGCAGCCCACCTTCAACACCACCACGTTCGTCGTGACGATCCCGTCGCAGACCGGCGTGACCTATAAGAACGCGGACACCAACGCCACGCTGTCCTCCGGTGCCCAGGCGGCGCTGTCGGCCGGCACGCATCTCAACGTCCGTGCCTACGCGGCGTCCGGCTACTACCTGGCCACGCCGTCCGAGGACAACACCTGGCACTTCGCCCGTCCGGCCGCGTAATCTGATCTCGCCATGAGGTTTCGCGGTGCGGTCGGATACGGCGAATCCGTCGAAACAGCTCCCGGAGTCTATGTAGACACTATCGTTGAGCGTATCTATTATGGAGACGTTGAACGTTTGTCAAATAGGCTCCGGGAGTCGACAGATAGTGTCAATGACGACATGGTCATTGGAAACGCTATCTCGATCGTGGCGGATCCGTACGCGTTCGAAAACTTCCAAGCCATCCGCTATATTCGATGGCAGGGGGGTCTGCGGAAGATCGCCGAAGTGGATGTTCGGCGACCACGTCTCTGGTTGCGGTTGGGAGGACAATACCATGGACCCGTCCCGGCGCCTTAGTCTCCAAGCACTATTGGAGACTTTGCTGGGTTCTGATCATGTATATTTCCAACCGCCCCCGGGTGAGCAGATTCTGTATCCTTGCATCATCTACAAGAGAGATAATGCGAGCACGGACTTTGCGAACAACTTTGGGTATCGGTTTCAGCAACGATATCAAGTGACGTATATTTCCAGCGGATCTCCGGACACCGGCATGGTCGAGAAACTCGCCAGACTTCCGTTGTGTCTGTACAACCGGTTTTACGTGGCGCAAAACCTGAACCACGACGTTTTCAACCTGTATTTCTAAGGGAGATCACCTTGACCAAGGTCGTTTGGGACCAGGTCGGCCAGCGTCTTTACGAGACCGGTGTCGACCGCGGTGTCCTTTACATCCCCAACAACGTCGGCGCGTACGTCAACGGCTACGGCTGGAATGGCCTCACCGGCATCACCGACTCCCCGTCGGGTGCCGAGGCCAACCCGCAGTACGCGGACAACATCAAGTACCTGAACCTGGTCTCTGCGGAGGAGTTCGGCGGCACGATCACCGCCTACACCTACCCGGATGAGTTCGGCCAGTGCGACGGTTCGGCCACGCCGCAGGTCGGCGTCACGGTCGGCCAGCAGAGCCGCAAGACATTCGGTCTGTCGTACCGGACTCGGATCGGCAACGACCTGCTGGGTCCGGACTACGGCTACAAGCTGCACCTGGTCTACGGGGCGCAGGCATCGCCGTCGGAGAAGGCGAACACCACGATCAACGACTCGCCCGAAGCGGTCGAGTTCTCGTGGGACTTCACCACCACGCCGATCCCGTGGGCCGGCGGCAAGCCGACGTCAACGCTCGTCATCGATTCGACCCAGGTGGACGCCGACGCGCTGGCGGCACTCGAGGACTTCCTCTACGGCACGGTCGGCACCGATCCGTCGCTGCCCTCGCCGGACGACGTCATCGCTCTGTTCGCCGGTACGATCACGGTGGCGACGCCGACGGCGCCGACCTACAACGGTACCACGCACGTCATCACCATCCCGACGGTGACGGGTGTGACGTACTACATCAACGACGAGGTCGTCACCGGCGCGCAGCCGGCGCTCACCACGGGCCAGAGCAAGGTCGTGGAGGCCCGTCCCAACACCGGCTACGTGTTCCCGCCGGTCGTGGATGACGACTGGCTGTTCTCCTACTGATCGTGAAGGACTGAGAATGCTCGAGCTAGAGCTTGTGATTCAAGAGTCGTTCGATGACGAGCGCGAAGAGTTCATCTACACGACCGTAAAGCTCCAGCTCGAGCATTCTTTGGTCTCTCTGTCAAAATGGGAGTCACGAGCTGAGAAGCCGTTCCTGAGCTCGGATAAGACTCCAGAAGAAACCATGGCCTACGTCGTAGACATGGTGGTTTCCCCCGAGCCATTCCCAGGCATGTTCCAAAACATCACAGAAGAGCACATCAAGCTGATCCAGCAATACATCGGCGCAAAGATGACAGCGACATGGTTTCAAGAGAAGGAAACTTCGCAACGGAATCGTGAAGTCATCACCGCCGAGTTGATTTACTACTGGATGATCGCTATGCAGATTCCATTTGAATGTCAGCACTGGCACTTGAATCGCCTTCTGACACTCATTCGAGTCTGCAATTTGAAGAATGCACCCCCGAAGAAGATGACTGCTCAGGAAGTGGCTCGCCGGAACCGCGAGCTCAATCAACAACGTCGTGCGCAACTCGGAACACGAGGCTGAGAGGAGGATACGTGCCACGTCTTGAATGGGGAACTGCCGGACAACGATTCTACGAGACTGGCGTCGATCAAGGCGTTCTGTACGTGGGCTCAAATCCTGGTGTTCCATGGATGGGTTTGATTTCGGTTTCCGAGAATCCTTCTGGTGGAGATCCTCGACCTCTCTACATCGACGGTATCAAATACTTGAACCTCTCCTCAGCTGAGGAATACGAGGCTTCAATTACTGCGTTGTCGGCCCCACCCGAGTTTGCTCCGTGCGATGGTGCTGTTGCTATCCAGAACGGCCTGTACGCCACGCAGCAACCTCGTGCCTCGTTTGGTTTCTCATACCGAACGATGATCGGTAACGACGTTGAAGGTTCGGATTTCGGGCTGAAACTCCACATCGTATACAACGCACTCGCGGCACCACCGCAACGGGCCAGCTCTACGATCGATGATAGTGTGGACCCTCTGCGATTGACATGGTCGATCACGACCATGGCTCCGGCAATCACGGGATATCGTCCGACAGCACACATGGTCGTTGATTCTCGATATGCCGACGGAGAAGCACTTTCGGCATTGGAAGATATTCTCTACGGAGATTCGAGTCACACTGCGCGTCTTCCATTGCCGGATGAGATCATTGCGTTGTTTACGCCATGACCAGGTTGAGGTGGAATCAGCCTCGGTTGTACGAGACCGGTCTCGATCGAGGTGTGTTCTATCCGAGAGTTGGTCCGGGTGAAGCTTGGAATGGTCTCGTTTCGATAGAAGATAACAGTTCTAGTGGAGAACTCTCATCCCGATATATGGATGGAGTAAAAACACGTTTTCGTCGTCGACCGGAAGAGTTCTCGGGATCTATTCGGGCATATACGTATCCGGAATCGCTCTACGACCCCCTTGGACGAGATCCGTTCGGATTGTCATATCGCACGATGAAGGGTCAAAATTCGACACTTCATCTGGTGTACAATGTGGTAATTTCCCCGGCGGGAATTTCCCACCAACAATCCGAAACCGATCTGTTCTCGTGGAACTTCTGGACAACGCCGAGCGAGGTTCCAGGCTTTCGACCGAGCGCGCATCTCATGATCGATACTGCGGATGCATATTCATGGACCATAGAGGCGCTCGAGGATTTACTGTATGGTAGTGATGTCAATACCGCACAGCTTCCAACTCCGGCGCAGGTTCTCGAGTTGTTCGACGCTAATTCGATTCTCAAGGTGACCGATAACGGTGACGGAAGTTATACCATCGAAGGTCCTGATGAGGCCGTGCAGGATCTCGGCTCGGGAGTGTATCGAATCTCGTGGCCGTCAGTTGTCTTTGTGAGCGGATATACATACCGAATCAGTTCATTGTAGGGAGGAGGATGCATGGGTACTGTTGATGTATTTACCGCAGCAAGGTCGCAAGCCATCGAAGATACAGCCATCATCGATGGCTATATTAACGGTTCCGGGCATCTGATTCTCGTGCAGCACAACGGTACCGAGATCGATGCTGGCGATGCTCTTCTTGCTGTGCCTCCAGCTTCTACGACTCAGTCAGGGTACGTAGAGTTGGCAACCACCGCCGAAGCAGACGCGCATACGGATACAACTCGAGCTGTAACGCCGGCTAGTTTGGTTAACTACGACGCGCGACTGGACACCCTTGAGGCATTTCCGGCATTATCTCGGGTGACGCAAATCTCGGCTCCAGCCGAAACTGCTTTGCCATCCGCGTACCCAGTCGGTGTTTCAGTCACCTATGTGGGTACTGGTTCTGGTTGGGCTGTCAATGGTGGTTTTGGCAGTATCATCACTGTGAATCAGACGAACGACCGATGTGTGCAAACGTTCTACGCGGCCAATGGTGGCACCGTACTTGCAAATTCATGGTTTCGAACTCACCACACCTCGACGGGCGGAGGAGGATGGACCGCGTGGCAGAGGGTTACCACGCAAGGAAACTCTGATTCTCAAGGTATGACTGGTGAGATTCGTATTTGGGCCGCAGCTAGTGCTCCTTCGGGATGGGCACTTTGTGAAGGTCAAGCGATTAGTCGAACTACCTTTGCGGCCCTATTTGCGTTACTCGGAACAAACTACGGCGCTGGTGATGGTTCGTCGACATTTAATGTCCCCGACATGCGAGGTCGTGTTCCTGTCGGTTTCGATAGTACGCAAACCGAGTTTGATACTCGAGGGAAAACCGGTGGAGAAAAAACACATCTCCTAACAAGTGCCGAGATGCCTTCACACACGCACACGCAGAATTCACACGCACACAGTATTCAGGGAAATGGTGCCCTGACTGACGGTAGTCCTGGAACTTTGTACCAGATTCAAAACGGTACATTCTACGGCTTCCGAACGGCAGGAACGAATGCCGCAACGGCGACGAACCAAAACACTGGTGGCGGTGGAGCTCACAACAACATACAGCCGTATAATACTGTGAAGTACATCATCAAGACCTGATAGAAAGGAGCCTTGTGGGAATCTCGGTCAGTTCTTCAGGCTCCTTTGCCAAAATGGAAGCTTTCCTTAACAAAATGTCCCGGCTTGACATCTCAGGAATTCTGAATGCTGCCGGCCGTCAAGGGGTAGCTGCCCTCTCGAGTGCCACTCCGGTGGAATCCAGTCGAGCTTCATCGTCATGGAGCTATACAGTTGCTCGAACCGGTGGTGGAGTGTCCATCACATGGTCTAACAACGACATTGAGGATGGCTTCCCCGTGGCCATCAGGCTGCAGTACGGATACGGCACCGGAACCGGAGGATACGTTGCCGGTCGGGACTACATCAATCCTGCAATGCGTCCCATCTTCGATGAGATCGCAGAACGAGTGTGGAAGGTGGTGACCTCAGCATGAGTAGTGTCGATAATCGCGTTGTGAATATGCAATTCAACAATGCGCAATTCGAGGCGGGCGTTAGCAAGACTCTAGCGTCGCTGGAAGCCCTCAATAAGTCGTTGAAGCTTGAGGGCGCCGCCAAAGGATTCAACGACCTCGATGCCGCAGCTAGTAAGACCGATCTGAGTCATATCTCAGCCGGTGTTCAGGCGATCACCGACAAATTCAAGGCGTTGTCGGTCATCGGTCTCACGGCATTGTCCAATATCACCACCGCCGCTCTGCATGCAGGCACCACACTCATCAAGTCCCTGACGACCGATCCTGTACTCTCAGGTCTTCACGAGTACGAAAGCGGCTTGAACTCGATTCAGACGATCCTGGCAAACACCCAGGTGTCTGGAACTGGTTTGGCGGATGTGAATGCAGCTCTTGACGAGCTGAACCATTTCGCCGACCAGACGATCTACAACTTCGGCGAGATGACCCGAAACATCGGCACCTTCACGGCCGCTGGTGTTGATTTGAAGACCTCCGTTGAGGCCATCAAGGGTATCGCCAATCTGGCTGCTTTGTCAGGCTCGAACGCCCAGCAGGCTTCAACTGCGATGTATCAACTGTCGCAGGCCATCGCTTCGGGCAAGGTGTCGCTCGAGGACTGGAACTCCGTCGTCAACGCCGGCATGGGTGGCACAGTTTTCCAGCGAGCCCTCGCCGAGACTGCTGTTGCCATGGGCGTTATCGACGGCAACGTCGTCAAACTGACCGGCTCAATGAAGAACGTGAGCATCAATGGTCAGTCGTTCCGTGATTCCATCATGGCGAAGCCTGGTGAGAAGTCGTGGCTAACGTCCGAGGTGCTCCTCAACACCTTGAAGCAGTTCACGGGCGATCTTTCCGCCGCTCAGCTCAAGGCGATGGGCTTCAAGGATGCCCAAATCGCCTCGATCCAGCAGATGGCGGAGACGGCAAAGCACGCTGCCACCGAAGTCAAGACGATGTCGGCATTGCTCGACACCGCTCGAGAGGCTGCTGGTTCTGGGTGGGCGGAGACGTGGCGTCTGATTTTCGGCGACTTTGCCGAAGCTAAGGGTTTGTTTACGGACGTCAGTGGAGCCATCAACGGATTCATCAGCGCCTCTGCTGACGCTCGGAACAACGTTCTTGCCGATTGGAAAGAGCTTGGCGGTCGTACGTCGCTGATTTACGCGATCAAGAACGCGTTTGACGCCGTCATGGCGGTCATCAAGCCCATTCGTCAGGCGTTCCGTCAGATATTCCCGGCCACCACCGGCAAGCAATTGATGGATATCACCACAACGATTCGGATGTTCACAGAACGTCTGATCATTAGTGGCGAAACCGCAGACAAACTACAACAC